CGGTTGCTCCGGTTGCTCCTGTTGCACCAGTTTCTCCTGTTGCTCCGGTTGCTCCAGTTGCTCCGGTTGCTCCGGTTGCTCCTGTTGCACCAGTTTCTCCTGTTGCTCCGGTTGCTCCTGTTGCTCCAGTTGCTCCGGTTACTCCTGTTGCACCAGTTTCTCCTGTTGCTCCTGTTGCTCCTGTTGCGCCAGTTGCACCAGTTTCTCCTGTTGCTCCGGTTGCTCCGGTTGCTCCTGTTGCACCAGTTTCTCCTGTTGCTCCTGTTGCTCCGGTTGCTCCTGTTGCTCCTGTTGCACCAGTTTCTCCTGTTGCTCCGGTTGCTCCGGTTGCTCCTGTTGCTCCTGTTGCACCAGTTTCTCCTTTTGCTCCGGTTGCTCCGGTTGCACCAGTTGAGCCTGTTGATCCGTTTGCTCCTGTTGAGCCTGTTGATCCGTTTGCTCCTGTTGAGCCTGTTGATCCGGTTGCTCCTATTTGACCAGTTGTTCCAGTTACACCTGTTGGACCTATTGGACCAGTTGGTCCAGTTTCTCCTATAGAAAAATTTGAAGGACAACATTTAAAAATTTCTTTATATTTTTTTAACTCTGTGGACTGAGAAGCATACATATACTATAAAAATATTTAAAACCAACGCATATAAAAATGTACATGGCAAGCAAAATTCTGTATATTATGTTGAATACGGAAGATAATAACTTAATTAATTGGTATCAAAATCGTGCTAATAATCATAATCATATGATCATGAATAATGTAAATGCTGATTCTGGATTTGATTTAGCTTGTCCACATGATTGCGATTTGAATGGAACTCAAAAAATTAATTTTATGATTCGTGGAGCTATGTATTCTTCACCCATGGTATTTAATTTGCAATATGTTCCAGAAAACCTTACTTCATGCGCTTATTATTTGTATCCTAGATCTAGTATTTCAACTACTCCGTTTCGTCTTGCAAATAATGTAGGTATCATTGACAGTGGGTACCGCGGGGAGTTGGGCGTTTATTTAGATGGCACTGGACACATTGATCAATTTCAACGATTGATTCAAATATGTAGCCCTACGTTAGATCCTTTTTTTGTAGTTTTTACCAATACACTAACTAACACGGAACGAAATCAAAATGGGTTTGGGTCCAGTGGTAGATAAAAATATTAGTTATGGAATTCGTAAAACTAGATCTTCACGCAAATAACACGAATACAAATAGGATTTTCTGATTTATATACAGCTAGATTATCTGATTCATGAATGTATAAAATGTGAAAATGTGTTTGTTCTAATAGATCTTTTAAATATTCTAGGTTTGTAAAATTTCTAAAATGATCATTTCCATGATACCTAAATGAATCTATTCCTTTATCACTTCGTGTTTCAATACATAAATACGTTCCTTTTTTTTGAATACTGTTCAAAAAAATAAGGTGATCTTCATTCTTAATACTATGAAAGGTAAATCGTGAATAAATAAGATCATACGGTGATTTATCAATCGTACAAAAATTATCTTTGATAAAGGAACATGTTTCTGTAGACACATTGGATCCTGCTAAATCAACACCCGTTACTTGATGGTGTTTAGACAATTCATAACTATCTCTTCCATTTCCACATCCACAATCTATTACGTTTAAATGTTGATCCTTAAAAAAATCTTGTACAAACAAACAAAAGTTAGATGGAAGTAAATGATCAAATGATTTATAAAAATTTTCCCAATACATATTAATCTATGTATATATTATAATGGAAAAAAAAACATACAAAAAAAAAATTTTAAATCACACACTTTACGATGTTGTCCAATTATTGGATAAACATGTAGAAAAATGGTTTATTGCGTATGGTACATTATTAGGAATTGTGCGTAATCATTCATGTATTGATAAAGATGATGATGTTGATATTGTATGTGATCGTAATGATGCTGAAAAACTTAAACAATTATTTACAGAATATGGATTTACCATTGTAATAAATGAAAAAAATTTTTTTCAAATAATAAAAAAAAATTATTCAACTGTTGATTTTTATTGTGCTGATGTAAAGGGAGATCATTATACTGATACATGGGAAAATTTAGTTTGGAAAAATGCAAGCATGAATGGAAAATTCATTAAAAAAAAATGGAAAGATATTGAGTTACAATTGCCTCATCAATATAATACTAAATTACAAAAAATATATGGAAAAACATGGAGAACGCCTATACAAAAATATAAAGGGACAAGAAAAACAAAAATAAAAATTAAAGTATTATAAGTAAAAATTGAATATCATATTTAAAATAACATTAAAAAAATGTTTCCCATTCAATATTGCGGTGCATGGATGTTAATTGCATCTACCAATCCCATGTACATTGGTTCTGAATTAAAAATAGATTACAATACCATTACGTTTAGTCCAATTCAAAAAATTGGATTAATCAAATTAACAAAAAATATTCATGGTTCTGTTTTTATGGATGAAAATAAAGCCAAGGTTGTTTGGCTACCCCATGTAACCTATGACATTGATTTTCGTGTATTTCCTAAATTGACACTTCCTTATTATATGCCATGTAAACGACTTAAAATTAAACATTGCATTGATGAATCTCATACATGGATCACCATAAGAGAAGGGGAAAATAAATATGTATTTCGTCGCACAATTCCTACTACAACAAATGATTCTATCATTAAAATATTTTTAACACAATTATTATTTGATTTCATCATTCGGCATATTTATCATTAAATATTAAAATGATTTAATTTTATCATAATATGAATGAATATGGATCTATTATTAAATCAGGCTTTTTTATGCGTGGTAGAAATGTGCAAACAACACAACATTGATGAATCGCATGCACTCAAACACAGTTTAGATGTATTTTCATTTGCAAAACAGTTGTGTACCGATGAAGTATCCCATCAATTACGTGTTATTTATGTAGCTTCTATTGTACATGACATGTGTGATAAAAAATACATGGATGAAGATATAGGAACTACAGAGATTCGTAAATATTTAGTTCATTTCATGACAAGTGAAGAACTAGATGCTGTTTTACTCATCATTACCAACATGTCTTATTCTAAAGTTAAAAAAAAAGGATTTCCTGTATTGAACGAATGGCAACATGCTTATCATATTGTACGTGAAGCGGATTTACTTGCTTCCTATGACATAGATCGGTGTATTATTTTTGGAATGTTAAAAGAACATTTAGGGTACATACAGGCAACAGAACGAGCCAAAAAAATGTACGAAGTACGTGTCTTGAATTATATCAAAGACGGAATGTTCATTACCAAAAAAGGATTAACTAAGGCAAAAGAATTACATATGAAATACAATTAAAAATTCTATTTTTATAGAATGGATGATGCAACCATGACGCATTTAATCAATCGCCGAATTAAATATTCTAAACCTAAACAATTTTTTTCAAAAGAATACTCACAACAAATCTTAGATTTAACAAAACAATTAATGGAACATAAACAATCGGGTGATTTACAAGAAGCATTTGATCAATACGTATCTGAATGTATTCATTATTTACAACATTTAAATCAACCTACCTTACCTACATTATCTGTACTAGATTGTGATAAAATTATGTTTCCTCCTAAAAAAGTAAATGTATTTATTAAAAAAAAATAAACATTATTATGGTAACTTCCAAAATGAATAAACATAAAATCACCATTTTACATGAGTTATCTATTCCAATTCATTATCATGATTTAACTGAAAAAAAAACTCATAAAATAAAATATATAGATGATGAAGGTAGAACATCCTTGATGATGTCATGCATTCATGGTAACCTAGATGACGTATCCAAATATATATCTGAAATGGAATGTACGGATGATGATGGATGGACGGCTCTTATGTATGCATCGCATCATGGACATTTACCCATTGTTACGTTTTTATTAGAACAGGGCGTGGATATACACAAAATAACCCATTCTGGATTAAAAGCAAGTCAATTAGCTTATTTTAATGGTCATTATGAAATTTCTCAACTTTTAAAATAAATATATAAAGTGTTTTTTTTTCATGATAGAATGAACAGAGTAGAACAAATGAAAAAAATTCAACATGAAGCATTAGAATTATTTACTAAAAAGAATATTGATTATGGAGATGCATTTGCTAAATACGGTGTCATTGGAGTACTCATGCGTATAGAAGATAAATTACAAAGATCCATGTCTATTACAAAAAATGGTGTACATTTAATAAAGGATGAAGGAATCAGAGATACATTGATAGATTTACATAATTATGCAGCAATGGCATTAATGTTATTAGATGAATAAAAAAAGTATCACACAGATCACTTTCCGCCACACAGGCTAAGGAAGAAAATAGTTTTTAGACAGTCGTTTTACGAGGTGAAACGCACGGTGGTGAAAGGCGAGGTGAAAAGGGAGCATTTACTGAAACGTCAAGGTCAGCCAAAAGACATACTCGTAAAGAATCTAAATCATTTGTAGACCTTACCAGTTTTGATGGAGCCGGAAACGGATTTCCATTGGTGTCGTAGTAATCGTCCGTCTCTATGCATTCCATGCATTCTTCATGATTTGTTATACGCACTAACTTTGGTGGAGGAGGAAATGGATTGCCATGTTTGTCGTAATAACCAGTATTTGCAAGTGTCTCAAGTGGCGATACAGGTTTGTCAGCTGGATGATTCCATGGATATAGCTTAGTTACCTGCAAAGGTTGAATCCCGTGGACGATGTCGTGCATGATGTCATTTGTGCCGATGGAGATGCCGTTCTTCACGTAGTGATCTATGAGAGCGTCGCGGTCGTATGAAGGATCCAGATGAACGATGATGGTATTGCCTACCACTTGAACTGGATTCGTACCAACCATGCCACGATGAACAACCAACTTCATCATGCTTTCCGTTTGTGCGATGGCGTCGTCCATAGACCGTTCGGATGGAATCGTGAAGAAAAATGCCATTGTAAAGGCTACAAAAAATAATACTATGAATCAAATTCAATTTTTTTGAGATCCGTTGAATTAAAAAATTGATTTTGATTATTGAATTATGAATGATATAGAATGAATCTAGCCATTTTTGTAATCCTATTACTTTTATGTATGTACATCATGATGTACATATTTATCTACCTACATAAAAAATATGTACACTATATATGAAATCTGCGTTATTGATTGGGTTAAATTATTCTAATACTCCTTATCAATTAAATGGATGTCTTCATGATGTAACCAATATGACGTCGTTATTAGTATCAAATGGATACTCCCATATTACAACATTAATTGATTCAGATCCAAAAAGAATACCTACTAAACAACGGATTCTTCAAGAATTAAAAAATATGGTATTGTCTAATTCTAGTGAATTATTTATTTTTTATTCGGGTCATGGATCACGTGTAAAAGATATGAATCAAGATGAACAAAATGGTATGGATAGTGTGATTGTTCCATCAGATTTTAAAACTAATGGGTTTATTATAGACGATGAATTATTAAATATCATTAAAAACATTACATGTAAATGTACTCTTTTATTTGATAGTTGTAATAGTGGAACTGTATGTGATTTACCTTTTTCTTATACCTATGTAAAAAATAATTTATTTTCATTAACACGAAATAAATTTATTAACATTGCAAATCCTAATATTTATATGATCAGTAGTTGTAAAGATACACAATATAGTGAAGAAGTGTATCAAAATAATAAATATGGGGGAGCCTTTACAAATGCATTTTTAAAAAATTATACGTCGTCTAAAACCATGATGAATTTATATGCCGACATTTGTAAATCATTGCCTTCTCGTCAACAACCCGTTTTTTCATCTAGTTCATTACCACTTCCTACCAATAAATTATTTTCTCTTTCCAAAATGATTTTTACATAAAGAGACATTCATGTAATAAACTATGTGGCACACTTTGATGTCAATTCATGCAATTCAATCTACCTTACAGGTTTGGATATATCCATATTCATTATTAACTAAAATTTATGTTTCTGTGAATGCATTTCGTAGTTTATTTCCGGTCAAAGTATTAGAATCAGAATGTCTTACCTTAGTTTCATCGCCTTTTATAGATCGTTCTTTGGCTACCATAGCCGAACTTTGTTTTGCTCAACAATTATCTACGCATTTAAAACATGATAATTTTATTGTAAATTATGCATTATTGGCACAATTATGTTGTTGGACTGCGATGATCACGCATAATAATTTATTTCATGTATATGAAGACTATTTATGGTTTTTAATTGGGTATCATTATTATTGGTATAGTAAAATGGCCATACAACAATACATTGCGGTTATTTATTGTTTATATATGCTTTTTGTCAACATTCCCATGTATTTTTATAGATTTGTAAATGATGAAATGATAAATGTATCCATGTTTGAATGTACACACTCAGAAGATTGGAGCGATGAATATTTATGGAGAATGGGTTATTTTATAGGAGCTTCTAGAATTTCCATGTATTTGAATTAAAATTTATAGATAAATAATATGAAAGTAGAAACATGTAGTCCTTCCAAAACAAAAAGAAATTTTTCTTGTTATTTTAATGAGGATTTACATGTATTAAAACATCAATATAATAAAACAATTAAACATAAACCCATCCGGGCAAAAAACCCTAAAGATATTTGGATAGAATTAAGTAATCGTTTTTCCCATTGTCAAAAAGAATCATGCTTTGCAGAAACATTAAAAGTAAAATTAAACCGATTTGCACCCAAACATCCTTCTTCCTGGAATAAAAATAAAAACGAATGGTTATCTAGTTCCGACATTACTAACGTATTAAAACAGTATGAAAAGGCATATCCAGAATTTAAATATCTAGGACCCTCCCCTTCGGATTATTTTTTTATAGAAAATGGGGAGTGTGTTTGGAAAGAACTATGCGATTTAAACGTAACTACATTACCTAAACACATTACTAAAATAGGAATTATATTTAATTTAGATGTACATGATGGACCAGGTACACATTGGGTTGGTGTATTTATACATGTACCTAAAAAGACCATGTATTATTTTGATTCAGCAGGAGAAGAAATACATAAAAATGTTAAACACTTATATGATCAAATTAAATCACAGGATCCAACTTATAAATTAGTTCAAAATTATCCGAAAGAACATCAAATGGGATCTACGGAATGTGGAATGTATGTTTTATTTTTTACCATCATGATGATTCATAACCCTAATTTTTCATTATTTAAAAATGGAACAGCTTTTACTGATAAAAACATGGAAAAATTTAGAAAAAGGTTTTTTAATAATCCTACTTAAATAAATAATTACTATTACTATTATGAATTTAGAAGAATTAGTTAATAATTCAAGAACTGATAAAAATACGGTTCATTCCTATTTACCGTTATATCAACAATTATTAATTTCTAAAAAAGAAACTGCTAAACATGTATTAGAAGTAGGAATACACCTTGGAGGAAGTATAAAATTATGGAATGATTTTTTTACAAATGCAACGGTATATGGTTTAGATATTATGGATAGTAAAAACGTATGGGAAGAAATTATCAATGATAAAATTATACTACATACGTCAACAGATGCATATAATCATGAATTTTTTAATACGCATTTATCTAATAAAAAATTTGATTTTATGTTAGATGATGGGCCCCATAGTTTAGAAAGCATGAAACAATTTATAAAATTATATTCTCAAATTATGACGGATGATGGAATATTAATCATTGAGGACGTTCAATCATGGGATTGGATTGAATTACTTAAACATGAAGTTCCAGAACATTTAAGACCATTTATAAAAGTTTATGATTTACGACATATTAAGAATAGATATGATGACATTGTTTTTACAATAGATAAATGTAAAAATTGAATTTAAACATATACATTTTTATCGTAAAAGATGGAGTTTCTAAGGGCATGCAAAGATGGGAATCTACGTATGGTACAAACTTTATTACCTGCATCCAATCCAAACCAATGTGACCGTTTTCATTCCGTATTAATGTATGCTGTGGAAGGAAATCATACAGAAATTGCCCTTTATTTAATTGAACATGGTGCAAATGTAAACTATACAAAACCGTTGACCCATGAATCACCGTTAATCGTTGCATCTAAATTAGGAAATTTAGATGTAGTTAAATCACTCATTCAACATGGTGCGGATATCAATCATAAATCATATTCTGTCACGAATGCGATGATGGGTGCTTCTGAACATGGGCATGATCAAGTTGTTGCTTATTTGATTATATGCGGTTGTAAACAAGAAAATTCTATTTTGATCGCAGTCAGTCATTACCATCATAAAGTAGTATCTCTACTCTTACCGTATACTCCACATCATTTATGTATTACAGCGGCATATACATCCATTGTAAAAAAGGATATTTATTTATTGAATTTGTTTTTATCTAAAATTAGTCCGAATAGTACAAATATAGAACCTCTGTTAATTTCATGTGTTCGTGATGAATGGATTCAAGGAATTGATTCCTTGTTAGAGAGTGGTGCGTCGGTAAATATCACTAATTATAGTGGAGATACATCATTAATGTACGCTGTACTACGTAAAAATATAAACATAATTCGTTGTTTATTAGACCATGGAGCGAATGTGAATTTAAAAAATCAACATGATGTATGTGCTCTTAGTATAGCATGTTTTCATGACATGGTTGAGATTGCCGAATTATTACTACAACATGCCGATGTTGAAAATCCTGGAAAAGATGGAGAAACTGTACTGTTAAAAACCATTTATAATGGCAATGACAAGATGGTTCCTTTACTACTAAAACATAACGCTAATCCTTATACCATAGTCAATGGAAAGAATGCAATGATGTATGCCAAAGTAAAAAGACATACACACATCATAACACTATTAGAAGAAGTAGATCAAGTACGGTGTATCCAAAATGATACAAATAATATCCTTGATAGTCTACGCACAACAACCCTTGATTATAGCATTTGGAAAAAATATTTACAAGTAGATGTTTCACAAACATTACAACATATGATTCATATGAATCTTGTAGATAGAAAAGCGTGTTTTACTGCATTATTTCAAGGAGAAGATAAACAATTGCAATTATACCGACAAGATAAACCGCATGCGTTTTCACAATCTACGTTACGACAAATTGTTCGTTTATATCATCCCATCCAACAATTAATTATGTCTTATACCATCTATTCATTACCGATTTATCAATTATTTAAAATGGTACATTAAATCCACTTACGTATTTGATGTCGTTGTTCATACAAAATGTCCACAATCTCTCTATAAAAATGTCTAAAATTTTTTTTTTGTTTCATCATGTCATTCACCGAAAACCATTGAATTTTTTCCTTTTCAAATAATTTACTTTTTGAAAGTAGTTGATTGTCCATACGTTTCCATAAAAAATCATGATTTTTGTTGTAACAATCCACTAACGTTTCATTGTATGGAACATGAATGATGTGCACGTGATAATCGTTATGACTAAAGGTAATGGTGTCATATTTTTTCAAGTCCGATGGAGATCCTAAAAAACCCGTAAGTTCTTCTGAACCTTCGCGCATTGCCGTTTGATACGGCGTTTCATTTGGTTCACATCCACCACCAAAATCAGCCCATCCTGGTGATGAATCTTCAAATTTATTTTCTTTACCAAATAAAAAATAAAGCTGGTTTTTATGTATACATACTGGAAGTATACTTCCTGCAGGCATAATATTATATAATATTATTTAAAGATTTGACTATATTTATACATATAATGTCCCGTGTAATTGGATATGTTAAGTGGTTCAATAACAAGACCGGTTATGGGTTCATTACTCATGACAACGAGGACATTTTTGTGCATCATCACCAGCTGAAGGTAAAGAGCGATCAGTATCGTTATTTGGTGCAGGGGGAGTATGTTGAGTTTGAGAAATCTGAATTGAAGGATAATGTACACAAGTGCATGGCAAGCAATGTCACGGGTGTACATGGTGGTCTTTTGATGTGCGAGACTCGGCAGAAGTTTCTTGAGACGCGTGAGAAGCGAGATGCTTAAATCTATATAAAAAATTAACTAAATATTATTCGCGATGTGGCGCAGAGGAAGCGCGCTGGGCCCATAACCCAGAGGTCATAGGATCGAAACCTATTGTCGCGTTAGGACGTGTACGGTTACACTCAGAAGGTCTGAGATCAGGTTCAACTCCTGATATGTCCATTAAATTGAAATGTTTTTGAATTTATTTTTTTATAAAAAATGTCGTTTTCAATTGACACTACTCATATTCCTGGTGCTAGATATGCCGTATTTGATATGTTTCAACGAGCAAAAATGTTCAGAAAGCAACCAGATGATTTTTATGTGGACGGTATACTGTTTCACACAAAATCGTTAGAAGAAAAAGATAACCTCATCATCATACATCTAGCTCCCGAATACGAAAAAAACATTGACTTTTACGAAAAGTACGGTCTATGTCTTTGCATCACCAGTTATGATGAAAAACCGGTACGTATAAAACGCCTTTAACGACGTGATTTACGCTTAGATTTTCGTTTAGATTTTTGTTTATATTTTTTTCCTCCAAATAATGGTTTAGATGGTGGTTCAAATGGTTTAGGTATGTCTGATTGTTTAAATGGTTGATCTGATTCTTTATCTGGTTGATCATACACATCTGGACGAGGGTGCATTGCTTTGCGCGCCTTTTCCATATCATCTAAAAAATCAGCATGAAGATTAATTATTTCTGGAATTTTAACATGATTAAAATGTCTAGTTAATTCACGACCATTTATAAGATAATATAATAAATTTGTATTCCCTAATGTATAAAGTTTATTATATACTATAACTAATGCTTGATATAATATACTATTTACGGGTGGCAATACAATACCATCATCACCATCATCAACACAATAAAACATAAAAGTAAACATATTTCTTAATGTTTCTTCATTTGATGCATTTACTAACTTAGTAAAATGACTTAAAATGCCGTTTATTTCTTCAATAGATCTTTCTTCAGAAAGATTGTTTTTTCTCTTATTTCTTCTTGAAATTCATCAAATAACGCATTCATAATATTATCAATATTTAATTTATTAATTGAATTAATTCAATTAAACCAGATTTAATCCTATCAAAATTATCATTATAACCTATTGATACACGAATATGAGGAATATTAAAATCATAAATATGTGTATCAATTTTACTTTGTTCTGAACCAAATGATGTTTCTATTTTCAATATTGTTAATTCATTAAGTATATCAGATAATTTATGTTTATCAATATTAATACCAATTGTAAAAACAGACGGTATTAAATCATTTTTGAAATATTTTTTTCCTAAACTATAGGATTCATGCGTATTGATGAAAGGATGGTGGATGATCAATGTTTTATATGTATATAAAAATTCTAATGTTTGATATGTTAACTTAGAACAATGATGAATTCTTTCATCTACATAATTGATTTGATCATTTATAATATTTGTTTGTAATGGACTTATATGAACTCCTGTTATTTTAATAAAATTATTAGCAATTAAATAATCATCATGATTTTTAAATAAACAAGCACCACATATCACATTCCCACCTGAATAATATTTACTCAGTGATATGGTAACAATATCTACATCATATTGAAAAGGATTAAATATAGAACTTGTAAGCCATGTATTATCACATATTACATGTAAATTTAATGACAATTTCCTCATTTCTTTAATTAAATCAAAATCAAATATATATCCATTTGGGTTAGAACAACTCTCAATAAATAATATATTATTTTTATTGTTCAGTTCATTCTTCAATAAATCTAAATTATTATTTAATTTATATGTAGTAACATGTTTAAAGTATTTTAAAATTTCTATGGACTCATGATATAACTGACATCCATATAATAAATTAATATTTTCATATTTATGAATGATCGTATTTAATGCAATATAATTAGATTGTAATCCAGAGTTTGTTAAAATAATATTCTTTTTATGATATAATAATTCTAATTTTAATTTAACCGCATGATTATCACAATGTCTTAAATATTCTTTAGTAATTGGATCAATTACTAAATTTTCCATCTATATAAACATACAAATATATATTTTTATATATTAAATTTTAGTTGGCAATACTATTTTTGTCGTATTTTGTTTTTGAAGAAATCCAATCGCTAAATCAGGTAGGGTTGCCACTACATTCATAATGGTAGAATATTTATACATGCATACACAGGCATCTTTTTCTAAACGTATGCTGTACCACCAATACGCCGGTATATAAATAAGTTGTCCCTGCGTCAATACAATTTCTAAAAACTTTACCTTTTTATTCGTCTCTGACCACGGATTCAATTCACTATAAAATTCATTTGTTTCGTAATTTTTAATTTCATTCAAAAACATACTGTTTCGTGGAGGGGCAAGTTTAATCGTAACGGATCCTGTTGTTACTAAAAAATAATTGCGATAATATTTACTATATTGTAACCGAGTTGTATATTGGTCACTTCCAAACATAACATCGTAATGAATGGACGATACTAAAGGAGGCCGAAGTGCTAAATCCGTTACGGTAAAATAGCGTTTTGCCATGGTTTCATTTAAAAATTCAGAATTATTCATGGTCGCGTATTTTTTCGTTTTGAACAATTCCATTGCTTTTTCTAAAGGTAACGGGACCTTAACATACTGTTCATCCCATACATAAACGTCAAAGGCTAAATACTCTTGCAAGGAAGATACATTACAATTCATTAAAGTGTCCTCTGTATAATTAAAAACAACCGGTTGTTTGAAATTACAAACTTCTTCTAATTTTTGTTTAGAAGGCATTTGAATTTCATAAATCTCTAAATCATCACTTGTTTTTAATTGAAAAAAAATATGAATGTAAATCACCACTACAAAACAAATTGTGAATATAATGGATAATTTCATGTATGATATATGTTGTTTATTTTTTATGTATATTTAACTAAATGAAATGCCTTCTGTGGGTGGTTCTAAATCTGTCAATTTAACCGTCCCTCCCTTTTTCTTAGCAGGAGGCTTAATATCGTTTTTCTTTTCCACCTCTTCCAGTCTATTCATTAAGGAATCTATGCGGGAACTTAGAAGCTTGAACATTTCAGCCACTTGGTCCAAATCCGGAGCATCCTCAATGAATCTATTTTCATGGTCACCTAACTTCTCTTCCACGGTTTTAAATTGAATGGCGGATTTGGATTCAAGAATTTTTAATCGTTGTGCCAAATTGATAATGGCATCTGGTACAGAAATTTGTTGTTTTGGAGGATTTGCCTTAACTTGTTTAGACATATAATTAAAATCATAATTATTTTTCTATTTTAACTAATTTAATTTCTTCATATAAATAAAATGTCAGAATCAGAACCAACTTCTTTTGTTTCTCACGTTTTCAATTTTGAACAAGATAGCCGAAATGAAATGGTTAACATCATTCAATATACTATATTAGGAGCTATTTTCATTTCATTGTTGAACAAGGCTTTAGATGAATATATGCCGGCGGTAGATAAAGATAAAGGAAGTATTGCTATATTTGTAGAAGTCATCATTCAATGCATTGTTTTATTCATTGGTATGTTATTTTTACATCGTATCATTACGTATATTCCTACGGTAAGTGGGAGTAAATATGCAGCTCAAAATATTATTTCTATCATTTTACCTACACTTATTTTATTATTAAGTATGTCTAAATTGGGAGAAAAAGTATCCATCATCACAGACCGTCTTACAGGTGAATCTCAGCCAGTTAAAGTAAAACATACTCAGCCACTTGCATCACAACAATCTCCTCAATTACTTCCTAGAAGCGTGCCTACCTCCAATCCTGTTCAAGACCCCGATTTCAATTCCATGTTTGCTGGACCTAATACACCACTAGTCAATGCTCAATCGCCTGATTCGTTTGAACCCATGCCTTCTAACTTTGGCGGAAGTATTTTTTAATTTACGTTTTCAATGAGTTAAACTAAAACTGTGATAAAATATGTATGTTTTTTTACACTGGTTATATGCCTTATTCATTGGTATCATTTTATTATTTGAAAAAAAAATTATACACCTGTTTATTTTATTAATTATCATTAGCATTCAAACCTATTCCATTATATTATTTCGTAAATGTCCATTAACATTATTAGAACGAAAACATGAAAAGAAAACAACCCATAAAAAAAGATTACGTCATGCAGGCATTGATTTTAAATGCAATCATGAATATGAATCTTCCATTGAAACCATGATTTTAATTTGGATACTTGTATCCTTAAAAATATTTATCTTGATCATAAAAAATATAATCATTTAGGACAAAAAGGAAATGATAGCATGCACAAAAATGTCCGCCGACGTTGCCGATAATTTTGTCATGACTGATTCTACCGAATTCAACGATAACGCAATTTTGTAAAACAAGGGTGAAAAAGACAATGAATATTTACGAAGTTTTTTTGAAATTTGTGTCAAGTCATACACTGTAAAACATTGATCTACTTCAAGAGCACACTGATAAATATGAATGATATAATCTTCAATGTCTTTTGTTTCATCCTCATTTAACAAAAGACGTTTATATTCTGGTTCAATAAAATTCATGGTTGTTTTAGAAGCCTCCTTCAATTCACCTAATCCAAATTGTTTGAATAAATTAAACAACAATGTTTGTTCACGAGATGTTAATTGAATCATAAATCCAAAATCAATAATGCCCAAATGATCTTCATTGAATAAAAGATTTCCTGCATGTAAATCTGCATGAATAAAACCATGTTTTGTAATACTCTTGACAATGACTTTAGACAACCACTCTACACTTTGTTGTTTTTGAACATCCGTTAATTGATCAAGTGGAATTCCATTTAATTTCGTCATGACAATTTGGTCAGGTGTACATCTATCTTTCAATAAAGTAGGTACCCTAATTTCATTGGATTCAAACAAGGTTTTGAATCGTTCATGATTTTCCATTTCTTTCGTAAAATCCATTTGATACTTGAACGTATCTACAATTTCATGATACGCTTCCATCATGGTAGGATTGGGATAAAAATAATGAACCCATGATATCATTTTATAAAGGGTAGTTAAACTTTGATTCACACGTTCTTCAATGTGTTTACGTTTTGTTTTAATGACCACTTCCTCATCTTTAATTTTACCTTCAAAGACAATGGATATAAGACCAGACCCAATGATGTTGGTTACTTCTATATCTACTGGGTAAGATAATTCATCTAAGGTATAGGGAATGGTATGAACGGCAGTATGCAAATTATGTTTAGCAGCAATGGATTGAAAAAATTTAGCATAAATGATGTTCATGCGAATACACCGATTCCAAAATAATTCGGTATTAAAGGGTTTCCATTGAATGAATGATTTTATCCATTCATGTGTTCCAATTCCTACAATTTTTAAAATCTCCATAAACGTTATTTAAAACAAATCTTTATGCCGATTAATTTAAAATTATATTGTATTTTTTCTAAGTATGAATATTGATCTTAATTTACATAATTATTCAACTACGGATATTGAAAAATTATTTGGATTAACCCATGGATATGTAGAAACGGATGTTGAAAAAAAAGAACATGAATTGTCTACTAAATTAACTAAATTTCAAGTCAATTCAAAAACAAAAGAAGACATTGTTGATTTTTTAAAAAAGGCAAAGGATAAATTATTTGAAACCAAAACAAATTCTTTTTCCATGATTAATCCTCTTGCTAGACCTGTGATTACACGATTAATTTGTGTAGATACGTTATTTAGACCACAATATTCTTTTACAAAATCAACTGATTTTATTTATACATGTCCTGAATATGTTAAAAACGTAACTTCTTTAAAAATATCATCCATTGAAATACAACATGCATGGTATAATTTTTCAGATTTAGCACAAAATAATATATTTAATATTACTTATTTAGACACTTTATATACAGTTAAAATTCAAGAAGGAAACTATGATGCCTTTACCATATCAGATGCTGTTCTTACCAATAACCCAAATACATTACAATTAACCATTACTACCGATGTAAGTACAGCAAAAACAACCATTCAAGGAAATGTTCCCTTTTCAATTAATTTTGGCGTATCTGGATTGTTGTTACAACAAACTGCTGGATGGTCTCTAGGGTTTCGTAAACAAACCTATGAAGGCGAATCCTCTTATACAAGTGAAGGAGCTTATGGTGCATCCTTTGATAATTATTTTTTTGTAGATGTAGATGATTTCCACAGTAATTTTTTAACAGATGCCGTTGTTTCTGTAACACAAGGATTAAATGGATCCCCGTTTTATTTAGGAAATACGATCATGGCAAAAATTCCAATTACAACAAATGCAAATACCATCATATTCAATAATGGGTCTGATCTTTTGTTTAAAACACGCGAATATTTTGGACCCGTTAAATTAGAAAGATTAAGGATAAGATTATTAAATAAATTTGGCTCCGTCATTGACATGAATGACAACGATTATTCCATCGCGTTTGAAATAAAAGAAACTTATTCTTAAAATAAAATATTGCGTATATTATGCCGATCTCAGTTCCGATCTCCGAATTTAACGTTGATATTAACGTGGCTACAGATTTAGTTTATACACAGGATGATCAGAGAATAACAACAGAAGCAACATTGAACATTCCAGCAGCATCTTTTAAAAGTATGTTCAGCTATTCTAATGGTTCATTAAAATTTAGTGGTGCAACTGGAGTTTATGATGGGTCAAATACGTTATCTGATTGTTCACCTTCTAGCATTTTAACATATTATTTAAAAAGACAGGCTGTATCAACTCTTTCTAGTGAAGATCCTAACGTAGTAGATTCGTTTAAAACTACATATTCAATTGTTAATAACGCAGATATGCTAACTAGAAATATTATGGAACATTGTGTTCTTGAACATTCATTTGAAAGATATTCATTTATACAAGCATTTGTTGCCATTGATCAAAGCAGCAGAAACGATTTTGCAAAAGAAATTTATATTGCTGGATCAACGGGTGCTTCTAATATCAATACTCTTTTAACGAATAGCTCTAATGTTGCTGAAAATTTATTATTTAACATTTCTAAATTACGCACACTTGATGATGATGCTACATTAGATGACGTTATTCAAAACGGAGATTCTTATTTCTTTTCGGTTAATATTAAATCGCCTGATAATGACAATTTTAAAGAACAATACTATAAATGCATCATTTTATTATCTGATACTGATCTAGGAAGATGTGTACAGTATGGTATTAATGGTAATAAATTAATGTTAATTGAAAGTGATGCAACTATTTATCAAATGACTCCATAAAAATTATAAGGTAAAATATGAGAAGTTTTTTTACAGAAAATAATAAACGTACTCAATTTCCTCCAACTACAGATAGAAGCATTCTTTTATCATTTAATCAAATGATATCACAATTAACAAATGATCGTTTTTATAGTATTCAAAAATTAAATGCCTATAAAGATTATCTTTCTACCCTTAAAAAAAATGTATACATTACAACAATATTAAAATTAATTGAATCTTTATTATTACTTTATACAATTACTCCAATTGCTATCCCAATATTTCCAACTATAGATATAAGTATAAAAACTGAGTTAACATCTACTTTATATACACAATTTTTAGAAAATGAAAATATAGATCTTGATCCAATGATATTAACTATTTTTAAAGAAATTAAATCAAAAAATATTATATGAGGTTTTATGTAAATGAATTAAACATAAATTTATTTTTACCACTGTCTATTTTGCATCATGATGTAAAATCGTCAACCTTAGTATCTGCTCAAACAATAAATCAGTTTATTCAAGGAAATGCATCTCTTCATTCAATTATTTTTAAACAATTGAATGAATTTGAATGTAATAATTCAACCATCATGAAAGATTGGGTCAAACATCTTGATACATATATGAATAATTCACCGTATAACATAGTAAATGAAAATGTAATTAGTCAAGAATTAGTTAATTTATATAGAGACGAACTTATCTTAAGGGAACCTAAAATGTCAACCATCATTTATTCTTTAAATCAAACATTATGTTTATATAACACTACAACTTTTAAAACGGGTGATTTACTTGAATATACAACGACTATTTCTCATACAAATACATCCATTCCATCCAAAATATATTTACACCAAATATTTATTTATTAAATGTATGAGTCCAATTCAAATTTATATAACCGAAAATGATGTTTCTTTTGCAACTAATTCTATCATACAAAATCGGTATTTTAAAACAAATATTAGTACTACTATATTAAAAAATGGAATATTACATAATGGTCAATTGGGTGATAATTTTAGGGCATGTGTTCTTCCTGAACTGTTAACTAACATTGGAGTAATTAATCCCATGAATGCATTTAATGATACTGTAACTTTATATCATGATTATCAACAATATCTAAATGATAATAATTTAATTTCAAATAATACCTTTTTAATTGAAGCATTACTTCAACAAAATATTAGTTTACTTGATTTGTTAAATCAATATGAAATTTTACCTACAGTAGCAAATGATATTTCCGATATTAAATATGCACCTTCTATCATAAATTCATTTATTACTATATTACGTGATATTACTTCTAATCGTGAATCTATTGCAAGTGATGTATCAGGATTATATTATCTTCCCTTGATGGATGGAGATGAATTAATTCAAAATATATCAGTTCAATTATCAAGTACACTTACATATAATTGTACCATATCCTATTTATGTTCTGCTGAAACCAACAATGGTACTGGTTCAACTGGTGCTAATGGTCCAACTGGTGATACTGGTTCAACTGGTCCAACTGGTGCTACTGGTCCAACTGGTGCTACGGGAGAAACAGGTGCTACTGGTCCAACCGGTGCTACTGGTCCAACCGGTCCTATTGGTCCAACTGGCACATTTAAAGGAATTGTAGTTGAAAGTATATTACCAGATACACATAATGTTTATGATATAGGTTCAACAGGATGTTGGTTTAGAAATATATATGTTACCGACGCATGGTTTTCAAAAAAAACAATACATATTGGTCTTGTAGATATTTCTAGTGAGGGTGATGAACTTGTATTACCTCAAAGAACAACAATAAATGGAGTTAATCCTGGAACTATAAAAATATTAGGTTCGTTTGAATCAACAGATAATCTTCCAACTAGTAATGTAAATATTGGAGATGGTTATATTATATCTGAAAATTTATGGGTAGCTAAAATAGAAAATCCAACTAATATTACTGGTTGGGTAAATATTGGACAAATACAAGGCCCTCGTGGATTTAAAGGTGAGATTGGTGATATTGGTCCTATTGGCCCTACTGGTGCTACTGGAGAAACTGGTGCCACTGGTCCAATTGGTGCTACTGGTCCAATTGGTATTAGTGTAACAGGAGCAACAGGAGCAACAGGCACAACTGGTGCAACAGGAGCAACTGGAGCAACAGGTTCAACTGGAGCAACTGGAGCAAGAGGAGCAACTGGAGCAACAGGTTCAACTGGAGCAACTGGAGCAAGAGGAGCAACTGGAGCAACAGGTTCAACTGGAGCAACTGGAGCAACTGGTGCAACAGGCTCAACTGGTGCAACAGGCTCAACTGGTGCAACCGGAGCAACTGGAGTAACAGGAGCAACCGGAGCAACAGGTTCAACAGGAGAAACCGGAGCAACAGGATCAACAGGTTCAACTGGAGCA